TATATCCATTAGTACCAACAGCTAAAGCAGTAGGATCTCCTGACCCATCTCCTACAAGCAATTCACCTTTACCATCAAGGTCGCTGTTCATCACAGCACCAGCATTATTTACATTGGTTGAATTGACTGTGGCATCCGATCCATCATTACCGGCAGGGCCTTGAGAACCTGTAGCTCCTGTAGCTCCTCTAGGAATAGAAAAGTCAAAGGTGGCAGCACTTGATGATCCAGAATTTGTAACAGTAGCACTAGAACCAGCAGCACCAGTAGTGACTGTTCCGATAGCAATGGTGGCCGCAGCACCAGCCGCTCCATCTGCACCGTCATTTCCATCCGCACCGTCATTTCCTGCTGGACCTTGTGGACCTGTTGAACCTGTAGCTCCTTGTGGACCTGTCGCCCCTTGTGGACCTGTAGCTCCTTGAATACCTTGGATTCCCTGCGGTCCTTGTGCACCTGTCGCTCCTGTATCTCCCTTGTCTCCAGTTCTTGCAAATGTAATAACTAAATTTTCATCATTACTAAAAGTTGCATCACCAGAAACATAAGCACAAGTTACCTTGTGATAACCACTGGCTTCCGTTGCAGCAGAAATTGTATATAACCTAAATTTTTCTGGGTCGCTTTCTTCGCTTACTTTAAAATGACCTTTTATTGTAGAAGTTGAGTCATCTATAGTTCTTAAAAATGGTTGTATATCTGTGCTGTTTTTATCTGTATCATCTATAAACAACACTGTCGCACTCTGCAAAGTACTATTATTAAAAGCTAATTTACCTCCACCTGGATCTGCATCATTTGTTGAAGTATTAAATTGATATTCAAATGTTGCTCCACCAAATGCACCTGTATTACCTGTAGCCCCTGTAGCACCCTGTGGTCCTTGAGGTCCAGTCTCACCTTGTATTCCTTGTGGTCCCTGAGCACCAGTTGCTCCAGTTGCACCAGTTTCTCCTTGCGGCCCTTGCGAGCCAGTAGCACCTTGCGGACCTTGTGGGCCAGTAGCTCCAGTTGCTCCCTGTGGTCCAGTAGCTCCATCATTACCATCTGCTCCAGCAGGGCCAGTAGCTCCAGTTTCTCCTTGAATACCTTGAGGTCCAGTTGCTCCAGTATTACCTCTTGGAATTGTAAAATTTAAAACTGCCGCTGTACCTGTTCCAGTATTAGTTATAGAAGCATCAGTTCCAGCATCTCCTGTACTTGTAGTACCAATACTGACCGTTGCAGAACCAATACCCTGTGGACCTTGTGGTCCTGTTTCTCCCTGTGGACCTGCTGTTGTGATCTCTACAGTTGTTACATCATTTACCTGACTAACAACAACTTGATTAGGACTGCTCATGCTGTGTACCCTTCACTTATAAATAGTGTACCCTCTAAATAATATTCTTTGTTACCCGATCCATCTGTTAGTAATACATCATATTTAAGAACATTGGGAGTGAAATTAGCAGTATCAGTATCACTTAATTTTATATCTACTATGCCACTGACTCTATTAGTATATGTAACAGTAAAATCAGCAAATTTAGTTGTCCTTGGATCGTCATAAACCTGTGCTGCAACTGTAAATCCAGTAAGATTTATTGCAGAACCAGTTGAGTCCTTAAAAGTAAGACGTAAAGGAAAATCTGCTCTACGTTGAACAGTGAAATTTTTAACACCAGGTATGACAGCCATGATTTAAAAGGATTTAGTTGATTACAGTTTACAATGCTTCAAGGGCTGTGACTTTTGCTGATAATTCTTGAATCGCTTTTACCAATACTGGAAGTAAATTACCTTGTCTAGCTTCTAATCTTTCTAAATTTTCATTTGAAACTAAATCTAAATACTCTGATCCAGTTTGTGCTTCCTGTAATTCTTGTGCTATAAAACCAGCCCTAACAGTTCCCTGATGTGGATTGCCTGCATCTACATCTCTAATGTCCCATTTAAACTTACGAGGCTTAAGGCTATTTATAAAATCCAATCCAATGGGTAAATCAACTATATCTGTTTTATCTCTTCTATCTGAAAAGGTGGTGATTGTAGCGGTTGCACATCTTAATGAATCTACAGAACTATTTCCTAAAGTTACTTGATTATTTACCGTTCCACTTTCAGGGCCAGCTTGAAAGCCAACCATAGTACAATTTGTATTACTTACAGCACTTGTCCCTGATATTGAACCAGTTTGAACTCCAATAGCCGTATTATTTCGTCCCACAAAACCACTTGCACTTAATGACAGCATCCCAATTGCTGTATTATTTCTACATTGATCAACAACAGGGATTGCATTTATTTCGCTTGACCCACGATTTCCCAAATATAATGCTCTATAACCAACAGCAACATTTCCTATTCCCTCAACATTAACATTAAGAGATTGCATACCTAATGCTGTGTTGTTAGTACCTCCAGTATTAGAAAAACAAGCTCCATGCCCCACAGCAGTATTTAATGATCCTCCAGTATTATTATGTAAAGCTTCCATGCCGCAAGCTGTATTCTTAGTGCCATCTGTATTGGAAGTTAAACTTTCATGGCCAAATGCTGTATTTTCACCCGCTGTATTCATTTTTAAGCTTGAATGACCGAAAGCAGTGTTAAAATTACCTGCCTGATTAGTAAGTAAGGCATCGTTTCCAAAAGCGGCATTTTTTGTACCACCTTCATTGTTAGCTAAACTTTGATAACCAAATGCTGTATTTTCACTGGCTGTATTATCCCTCAAGGCATCCTTTCCAAAAGCTGCATTTTTTGTACCAGCAACATTATTAGCTAAAGTTTGATGACCACAGGCTGTATTATCATTGCCTGTATTTTTTGTTAAACTGATATGCCCAATTGCTGTGCAATTATCCTGCTCCGTGCCAGCATCGAGAGCTTTAGTTCCCACCGCTACGTTTTCCTTACCTGATGTATTTGCAAACAGAGCACTAGATCCCACTGCCACATTGAAATGGGCTGAAAGGTTATTTGCTAAAGCGTTATCACCAAAGGCTGAATTTTGAGAACCAGTAGTGTTAGCAGTTAATGTTGATGTTCCAAAACCACAATTTTTAGTAGATAAACTTACATCATCATTATCAGTTTGTTTATTACCAGTAGTCGAACTTAAAGAATTTAAGCCAAAAGCACAATTATCGTCTGTATTAGTAACAGCACTTAATGCTCCTGAACCAAAAGCACAATTCTTTTCTCCTATTATCAAAGCGTCTAAGGTATTAAATCCACAGGCAGTATTGTTGTCTCCTGCATTAACAAATTGAAGTGCATTTGTACCAATAGCGACATTTTGAGATCCCGAAGTTAAAAACTTTAATGTATTTTTTCCAAGGCAAGTATTATTTCCACCTGTTACTGTATTAGCTCCACTCATAGCATCAATTCCTATAGCTGTATTTCCTGTAACTGAACCCTTACCCAATCCAATATTCATGCCTTCAATCGTTCCACTTTTAGCAAAAGATGGAGCACCTGTTAAAGTAAATAAGTTAACATAACCTGAGTTATCTACTTTTCTTAATTTCATAACACCTTGATCACCATTAACAACAGAAGTGTCTGCTGTTGTCTTAGCAAAAAATTCGCATCCCATTGTGTTAGGAGGAGCATCTCCGTCTAATGAACTGTTAGTACGCAAAGCATCAATGGCATCATTTATAGCACCTCGAACTGTTGCTCCATTTGCATTTTGTATCTGTAAAATGTGGACGGCCATAATTATTGGTGAATATTTATTGTTAGTTTAACTTGAATTAAACACCTTTACCAAAACCTATTGCAGTATATTTAAAATTCAAATTTTTAAAGGCATTATTACCATCTCGAACTTCAATGACAAATTGCGTCCCAGTAATAGATGTGATTTTAAAATAATCACCAGAGACAGCACCCTCTAATATAATTCCCACTGTAGGTTTATATTGTGATCCACCTCCTAAACCTGATGTTCCTGTAAAGAAAGGATGTTCAAATGTGACTGTCTTTCCTTGATTTACAAGATTACCATTAGAATCAAACACACCACTTGCAATAGAAGTATTTACAGTTTCAATCCTTCGGGGAATACTTGCTTCATATCCAAGTTGTTTAACTATTATGTTTTGTGCTGGATCGTTTGTTGTAAGTATTGTTTTAAACTTAAATCCTCTCGCAGTATATTCTCCATTAGCAAAAGTATTAAATTGAGTAAAACCAGCACCAAAAGTACAATTACCACTTGTAGTTGTACTTGTCTCTGCTAAAACTACAAAAGTATTAGATGTAGGTACATTAAGAATTTCATATTCTCCATCAATATTATTTACTACGCAGTTTCCCGATGTAGTTTGATCCTCACCCTCTACTTCATATTGAAAAGTACTACCACTGGCACTTGTAAGTGTAAAAACACCGTTAGAAGCCAAACCATCTGCAATTCTAATTTTTACAATGTCATTAACATTTAATCCATGATTTAAAGCATTTAAATCACCATCTTTTGTATTTACAGTCACAATTTTTCCTGTTTGTGAATAACTTGCTAATATTTCTGATGCGTTTCCTGTATCAAACTCTATCTCAACAAAACTTCCAAAAGTTAAACCATGATTAGATTTAGTAATTGTTATAGTTTTTGCACTTTGTGAATAAGTACCTGAGAATGAAGAATCTGGGTCACTATCTGTTGTAGCTACCAATACAGAAGCAGCAACATCATCATTTACTTCACCGTCAAAATTAGACCAAGTGTTTATTAATGCTGTTCTGTCATCAAAAAGATCTTCTTCTAATGTTGCAAGAGAAACAAAATGTCTTTTTAAATTTAAGTTAAATTTATGTTCTAAATCTATTTTACTTGCAAAATTATAAGAACCAGAGTCACTTGTAGGACCACTAAAATCAAAATTCGGTATTGCATCTACGTCAGGAACAAAATCAAATAATCCGATACCAGCTATTTTTAGACCACCTAAAACATCATCACGAATTGTAGTAAATTTTTCTCCAGTAAAATTTGGATCTTCTCTTCTTGTTAAGATCACTTGCTTTGGTTGTGCCTCTGGTTGAGTAATGAATACCCTAGCTGCGTTTTTTGATCTTCTTCCTCCATCATCAACATACTTTATGCTATAAGCTCCTGTTAAGGCTGGAACTATACATTCAGTGGAATTACCAGGTTGTGCAGCAACTATCGGAATTGAATTTTCAAAAGTTGCAGCTTGACTTAAATCTGAAGTATGTCTAATTTCAACCGTACCACCATGAATAACATCAGGTGAAATACTTTGTGGGTATCTTAATCTAATAAGCAGATCACTTATAGGTTCTACAGTTAAAGTAGTTGGATCTTCTGGTATCTGTGTTTTTCCTATTGCTTCAAATGTAATTTCATTAGGCAGAGTTGATAAACGTAGAGCAGCATTATATGAATAAACTTGAATAGTGTAAGTACCTACAAGTGAGTCTTTAATTTCAAAATCACTACTATGTACTTTTTCAGAAATAAAATTATTATTTTCAAACCTATAATTAACTTGATATTGACTAACTCCTGCAACAGGTTTCCAATCTATTATTAATTTAGTTCTGGCAACATTATTTACAACAAATATCTCTTCCGTAACTTTTAAATTTGTAGGTGTCGGAGCAGGTTGATCTAATATAGATATATTTCTGACAGGAAGAGGTTGTTGATTTTCTATGAAAGAATATTTACCTTCAACATAACTTAAAGCTGTAATTACATAATTGACATCATCCTGTTCTTCAACTTGTATAACTCTAAACAATTGGGTTTGTAATGTTGTACTTGATATAACGTAAGGTGCATTAACATTTGGAAGGGTTGATAAGGCTGAATCTAACGTACAAACTCCTGATGATTCTGCTGTAATGGTTTTTGTCTCTACCTTACCATTAGGCATCATAATTGATATGGTGGGCTGGACAGATAAACCAGGGCCAGAATTTAGGTTTCCATTGCTATCACGAGTAGTTAAAGAAGTTTGAGACTCAGCATCAATGGTTACGCTAGTTGTTGATGCAGCAGCTACAATTCGACCACCTCTTCTTGCACCTGCCCTTACTGGGTCGTTTATTTCAATCACAGAACCAGGTCTAACAACAAGACCAGAATCTATTGAAGTAGTAAAAGTAACTGTTTCAGATTCATTTTGTTCAGCAAAAAGTATTGCACGGCCCAATCTTGCAGCTTGACCTCTAGAGGTACATCCAAATGCTTGTACTTTTTTAGTGATAGCTCCAAATTTATTTTGTCTCGCCTGATCTTCGGGATTATCAGGATCATCTCCTACTATTTCAAAATCAATTTCCCTTGAATCCATATTGAAATAACTGACAGATATAATAGTGTGTCTAGTTTTTAAACTGCTACCAGAATAATTAAAACCACCTTCTCCTACATTTGACAGATTGAATAAATAAGTTGGGTTTGTTGGTTTATCCTGAGATAAAGTTATGCCACCAGCAGACCATATAGGCATACATCTCATAATGCCTGATAATTCATTTATGGCATCAAATGCTTCTTTAGGACTTTGTATATTTACATTACAGCTAAATCTTGCTTCTTTATTATTAGTGCCTGTTCCATCATCAACTAATTCATTAGCAAATTTACTTGCAGCTACAAAACTAAATAGATCTAAATTACTCTCTTCAATATGATTTCCCAACCCATATCGTTTATTAGTAAGTAAATCAAGTAAACACATTGCTGGACAGTTTGTATAAGTAGCTGCCCCCATTAATCCATCAAAAATATATCCACTAGGGTAAACAATGCGACCTGTAGCAGGATCTACGCTTGGAATACCGCTACCTTGTGCACCTACACCAGGTATTTTTACTTTTATTCCTCTTATACGAAATTTTCTAGTCGGAATACTGCTAAAAGTTTTGCTGTCAACACGAATGTGGGTATAAGCACTATTTGGGTAAGTTGACCTATTATCAATTACTTCTTGAAAACTGGTAAATTCAAAAGCATTAACTCTATTAGTTTCTGTACTGTCCTGAGTGACACGTTCAACTCTTATATCAACAGGGAAAGCTTGATTAGCTTCTATTTTATTATGATCTAAAGTAATTCTATGATCTTTCTGATAAGAGTCTGCTGTGCGTCCTTGAACAAAAGTAGAAACTACATCTGAAAAACCACCACCTTGATATTGGATTCTAATTTCGTAAACAACTTTGTCTCCTAATATATCGCCATTACTGGTTACTAACTGTATTTGAGGCCAAGTTAAGGTAACAATCACAGCATCCACATTTGTATTTGTAATTTGCCTTGTGACTGAACCGGCTGTAGCTCCATCTTGATTGCCTGTAGCATTAGTTACAGTTACTCCTACAGCAGTGGGTGATCTGGTTTCTCCAAGATTTGTAATGCCTGATATTGCAGCTTGGTTGGGATCGCCATTTCTTACATGAACCTCAGTATCAGTAAAATTCTCAGTACCATCAGCATTTTGTATAGGTGTATCATTTAAAAAAATTGACTGTCGAAAACTATTAGGAAAACCGCCTGGGTCATGTATCCCTGCTATTTCTCCTTCTGAAAGTAAATCTTGAATAGTTGCAAAAGTTCTACTATCTAAAGTATCAGGAGTATTAACTGGACTAGGTGGTGCATTTCTTCCACGATTACCACCACCAGCACCTCTGATAATTTTAGGTTTTTTTGTCATAACGGACCACCTGCAAACTCTGCTTCTCTTGCTCTCTGCTCTAAGATCTGCTCTTCTTTTGGATCAGGTACATTTACAGAAATAGTATCAGTTGCGGCAGAGATGACTACCGAACCAGTAATAATCTCACCATAAACTATAGGAACAGGAGTACCAGCCCTTGATGTATTCTGCACTCCACTAAAACTAAAAGATAATCTGGGATCTTCTTCTGAACTAAAGTCTTGAGACTTTGGCATAGGAGCTAACATTTCACTTACTCCAGACAAAGCTAAACCAATACCTATGTTTCCAGCTAATGCTGCAAAACTAAAAGCTCCAGAAGCAGTGGAAAATCCTCCTGCTAATCCTGCTGGTCCTAAACCAAATCCCACACCTCCAGAAAAGACTCCCACTCCTATCAAAGCTGCTCCTAATAAAAATTTTCTAGTTCCACTTCCACCTGCTCCAACTATAACTGGTATAAAATGTATGTCTTCTCTTCCAACAGGATAATTAATTTCATCTTTATCAATATCATAATTACCAACCTTTACCTGATAATACTGTGGACTCATATGTTGTTCCACGTTTGGAAAGTTATGTATTAAAAAACTTACTGCCTGTGCAACACTATTAACCTTTACCTCAAACTCTTTATGACCAATAAATTCTGCCAGTTTTCCGTATAATTTTACTTTACGCAACATAACGATACCTACCTCCTGTACATTTTAACAACCATTCAGAATAAGGTTCTTTACAAGATAGTCTATCGGTTAAATGGTGCAATACATCTCCATCTAAAAATATTGCTACATGGTTTAAACCATTTCCAAAAATAGACATAAATAATAAATCACCATTTTCTGTCTTTTCTTCTTTTCTTAATTTTCTAAATCCAGTTCTCCAAGCACATCTTTCAAACATAGGATCTTTTAAAAATTCTTCTGGTGTCAAGGGTCTATCCCAATCTTTTAATTCAATATTTTTTGTTTCTTTATACCAATCTCTTACTAAACTCCAGCAATCAGTAACTCCCCAAACCCACTGACGACCCAAAATAGGTGCTTTATATCCTGATGGTTCATAATAACCCCACTGTTCTGTTTTTGGATTGACAATATACCAAGGAAGACCACTCTGTTCACAACTTACTTTATCTGCCTGACTTGCAATCGGAAGTGTAGTTGGATGACTATGAACAACAGCTACAATCTCACCTGTATTATCTGCTTTTAAATAATCTTCTGGATCTAAAATAAAACATTGATGATCTGTTAATGCAAGATTTCGACAAGGAAAATATCTTTCCTTACCTTTTACATTTAGTAATAGACCAACAGCTTCTTTAGGATCTTGGTCTTTTGCGTGTATTAATGCTTTTTCTTTCCAATCCATTAGCTAAATGTTCCGATACTAGGAAATAGATTACGAGTTGCCTGTCTGCCAGGTATTCTTACCCCAACTAAATCTGTTGGAGCAGCAAGTTCAAATTCCACTATTTCTCTATTTTCTGTTGTTTTTCTATCAATTTTATATATTTCTCTTGGAAATTCTGCTGCTTTATCTTCAGATGGATTTAATCCATCAGAAAAATTTTCTTTGTCCAAGAATTTAGCTAATGTTCTGATTCTAATAACAGTAGCTCCTGTTAAATCATTACCTACCGTTATTTTATTTACGTCTAATAATATTGCAGATATAAAACCTGTTGCGTTACTTATTGATAGTTTTGGTCTTGGAAGTTGACCTTTTTGAAAAGCAAAACCTGTTGCCTGTATAGGAAATCTTAGATAATTTTGATTATTCCATTTTATTTCATTATTAGCATTTAGATTACTACCTGCATGAAAATAATAAATAGTACTATGACCATGCAATGATGGATCTAATTTCAATTGAAATAATTCAATAATTGCAGAAGGATTTATAGATTGCAGATTATCAAATATTTTTAAATTAACTGACATTAGGTTGTAGGTTCAAATACTTGTCGAAATGTAGCTTGGATCGTAGCTCTATTGTTATAAGGTATCGACTTACTCCAACTTTCGCAAACAAACCTTAAGGAGGAAGCTTCTCCAGGTGGTGTAAAATTAAAGCTTTCTGTACCTGCCTTGTTGTCTAAAAATTCTTCAATTTTAGCGGCATCCGCTTGACTTTTATTAAAAGTAAAATTAAATATTTTTGGATTTTGATGTGCTGCTATGCCAAATAAAATTCTGTGTTCATACCCATCTGCGAAGCGAACCGTGCGTGTTAATGGTGCAGATCTTTTTTGTTGTCCATAACTAGGTGTTGTGCCTCCAGCAGACGTTCCAACAGTAGCATCATCAAAAGTAGCCATTATGCAAGTAAACCTCCAGGTCTTTTCTGTTGTATTATCTCAGATTGTACTGCTGCTGAGATGACACGACCAAGTTCTCTAGCTTGCTGCTCATCACCTTCAACAGAAGAACCAGAAGCATCTACATTTACAACTACATTTGTCGAACCACCAAGAGAACTGTTAGGAGATACCATGCCACTTACACCTGGACTAAACAATTCTGGTCCTTTTTCTCCGACAATATAAGATTTACCGCCTTTTGCTCTTCCTCCTGTAGATAAAAACCCTCCAAATAAACTACCGAATAATCCCATTCCTTTACTTAGTGCTCCTCCTGCATTACCAAAGAAAGCCATATTAAATGCAGCGTCTATCATTTTATCTAATACACCTTTCATAACATCATTTAAGGTAGAAGTTCCACGAATTAATCCTTGTATTCCATCAGCTAGGTCTGTAGCTATATTTGTTGTCAAATCTCTAAAAGCATCTCTTACCAATTCTGCATTTTTAACAAGTTGTTCTGCCTCTTGATTCTCTGCAATTAGTTGTTTTATATTTATTTCTCCATTTTCTATTTTTTCTACCTCTGCTTCTGAAGCAGACTCTTTAAACTCTGCAATTTGTTTTTCTAATTCTGCCTGTTCAAATCCTACTTCTAATATTCTTTCGTAATGTTCTGTTTGTTTTACAAGTTTTTCTAACTTAGTTTTCTCTAAATTAACGTCAAATGGCCCACCACTTCCAGTTTCATCTCCTCCAGTATCCATACCTAAAAATCCTGGTAAATTTTTCTGTACTATTTTTTTAGATTCTTCATTCAGAACTCTAAAGTAAGCATCTGAAGCTGGTCCTGGTTTTGTAGGGTCAAATAGCCTACCACCAAACAACTGATTTGGATTTACTTCTCTTGCAGCTTTTGTTGCTCTCTTTTCAGCTTCTCTAAAAGCTGGCATATCCAATTCTTTTGCTTTTACTCTTATTCGTACTGCACCGATAGAATCTACAAATTTAGTTGCTAGATCAATGATAGTCAAAAATGCAGGAGCCAAATCAGCTTGTATCTTAAGAACTAACTTTGCAGTTGCATCATCTAGTGCGTCAAAAGAACTATCTAGTTTTTTAAGATTATCTACACCTAATGTTCCTATAGTTGCTGCAAATTCCTTTTGCACTAATTCTAGTGCTTCAGTTTTTCTTCCTGCTTTAATTAATGCTTCTATTTGTCTTTCTGTAGATTCACTCACCTGAAATCCTGCATCTTTTAATTTCTGTAAACCCTCTGTTGGGTCTTTTAACGCATTTCCTACCTCTCTTGCACTATTGGCAAATTGTGTTGCTGAAGATGCTAAAGCTGTGGCAGCAATAGATCCTGCAAATCCA